TTTGCAGATTTGGAGACATACCTCCACCACTGGATAGTCTTCCAGTAGAAGCAATACACTGATTAAAGTTAGCATGAAGTAAACCATCTTTTCTAACCCCACGCTTAATACCTGCCACAAAACTATTTAAATAAGTAGAAACAGCATTTAGGCGAGTAAGCATAGTTAAAAACTGTACGGCTCTTTCATTATCTTTACGCTCTGCTTGTTTAATTAAACGAAGTATACTATTTTTATCAGTCTTAAATCCAAGTATGGAAGCATCTCTTGGATATTCAGGAGATAGTTTTAATCCGGCAACTTCACCAGTAGAAGAATATATGGCTCCTAAACCTTTACAGGTTTTACAGTTAGTTCTGTTCTTATAGGGATCACCTTGAACCCTATACTTTTTACCGTTTTTTATCTTAGTCTTTACTTTAAACTTTCTAATAGAACCTACACCATGACAGTCAGGACATTGAATAGCAGTAGTCTTATAGATAACTTCTGTGGTTGCTCTAACAGCCCTAGCAAATTCTTTAGGAGACATTCTTGGAGCCATTAGAGACTTACCTGCAGCATTAGTCCCTATGTTAAAAGTCTGTATGTGGGCTTCCCTGTTTTTAACTGAGCGGCTAAAAATAGCCTTAGTCATATCTGCTCCGCTATCCAAATTAATAGGAGTATCACCCATAATGTCACGCAAGATATCATTAAGGCCCACAGTAAGATTTCTTCTTTCTTCTTCAAACTTTTTTTCAACCTCATAAAGAACATCCATATCTATTTGAGTACCGTTTAATTCAATGTCACAAAGAAACATTAACATCTCATTCATATGATCTAGTACGGTAAGAAGAGAACTATTATGGCTCTGCTTAAAGTCCTGCATCTGAGACAGATAAATCTCTCCACAAGTTTTAACATCAGCAATGCCATATTCAGCAACATCATTTAATGGTATTTGAGAGAAGCACATACCTGATTTAAACTTATCATCTATCAAATCAGATTTCTTATAGCTTACCGTCTTTCTGCGTAACGCAGTTTCTTTTAAACTAATAGGAAGTCTTCTTCCTTTAGATAAAACATACTCAGCAATCATGGTGCAAAATATTTTATCGGGGATTTTAAAATTCATCTCCAATAACCATTCTACATCAAACTTTGCATTATGGATTACTAACAAATCAGCCTTATCTAGATATTCCTCTAGCAAAGTTGTTCCATCCGGCTCTATACAATCCTCATGGTAGAATACATCCACACACACATGATCTACAGTCTCTTTGCCAAGCCAACCATACTGGGCCATGATAACCCTATTAAGAGGATTTTTAGGAGAATTATCAATGCGTCCATCTTTTCTGACAACGGTAGTTTCCAAATCTAAAACAAGAGTATTCAATTGGACAACCCCGTAGGAGCATAAACTTCACCATTGTAATTCGGATATTTTTTATCATCTACTCCAAAATTACAGGATGCTAATATAATTAGAATTGCCATCATGTAATAAAAAGAAACCTTGCACCATTTAAGGAACTGTACATAAGTTTCCTCTGCTTGTTTTTCAGCTACTTCTTTACTTTCCATTAGTATCTCTCCAAACACTTATAACGATGATTATAAAAAAAATTACACATAATATTTCCCACCACATATCAAGCAACATAACGGCTCCTTTTAACATCAAGGTTGCACATTACGGTCCCATGCCATCCACTGATCTTATTCTTCATCACTGTAATCCAACGGGTGCTATCATCTGGATCATCTGGGTTATCCATTTTACCAAGCCCAAGCATAATATCGCTCTCTGCAGCCTTGCCTAATTTAGAACCTTCCAACATAGACATAGTAATACGGGTCCTACCTTCTGCCTCTGCACTAGCCTGAGATAAACCAATTAATGCACAGTTGTAGGTCTTGGCTGCTTCTCGTAGCCTGTAATACAACTCTCTAAGCCTTTCATGTCCTGAGTTAAACCTCTCAGTTAAAGCGATTTTATCAGCCATATCTATAATGACTAAATCCGGCTCTGTGTGTGCTAAGTATGATTCTAAAACAGAGATATCCCAACCTTGAGCATCTTGGAATATAAGTCTATCTCTTATACCAGAATATCTAGCATAAGCATCTTCAGGAGACTCAAAGACTTCTTCTTTAGTCATACCTGTGTAAGACATTATTGCTCTCATTTTGGTTGTCTTAGCAACCTCTTCATTAGCAATATAAACAACTTTAGCACCTTGTTGGCAAAACCCTGCAGGGGCAGCACAAAGGCTAATTGCAAATGCAGTTTTACCTACATTCGAGTAGGCAGCTATCACACCAAACTCCCCTCTACCAATGCCATATACTTCACGGCTTAGTGTTGGGATGTTAAATTTAAATCTATTATTATTAGATTGAGATGCAATTATCTCATAGATGTTATCGGTAACTGGATCACCAAAATCATTTATTACAAAATCAGATTGGCATTTTTGTAGTAGCTGCTTTAAACTATCAATTGCTGCTACATTACCTTCCATTATCATAAAGCCATATTTAGATATTTCTAAACCAATATCTTGTTGATATAAATTCTCTATAACTTTAGCTGAAATTTCATCATCTATGTCTTCTGCATTAGATATACTATTAATTATATCTTCAACAGAATTATTCCACGATTGAGTAGAGGTAGGGTTTTTAGATTTCCAATATGAGAAGAGTTCTAAAGGAGTTATATCTTTGCCAAACTTCTCATGGCACTCAGATATACAATTATATATTTCTTTAGTTTCGTCTTCAAAGAGTGAGGGTTTTAGCTTCCCTTTATTTTCTTCAAAGAACAAATTTCTCAAACAGTTCTTCAGAAGTGAGTTATTCATTAAGCGGTCCTTGTTAAACTCAGTTAGGTGACCACTTTATCACTTACGATACAAAAAATAAAGCCCCTAAATTTCATAGAGGCTATTTTTTTTAATTATTTATTTAGTACGTCTAAATTTCATTTTATTTAAGTCAGGAGCAGTGTCGCCTCTTCTGTCTTTCATGTTAACTTGAAAATGAACAACTTGTTTATTCCTAGTGCATAAATCTTTAATGGCAGTTTTTAAAGCCTCTTCTTCTTTGGCTGCTTCCATAAAGCCACCTTCAATTTCATAATCAATTAAACATAATGCTCTTGCTTTCATTGGATTTCTCCCTGTTTATTTTTTTCCTTTTTCTCGTAGAAATATCGTTACTACGTTTCGATCCACTTTTATTAAGCGGTCTGGGTTTTACTAATCAGTTAATCGTAAAAACGTCAAGCAGATAATATGGGAGGCCCTGTTGTGAAGTGTATTACTATAGACATAATAAACTCTCTATTTCATTAATAGATAAATATTTTAAATCATTAGTTGGTTGTCTCATTTTTAATGATCTATTTTTATTTCTTAGTATATTAATAGATTTTAAAGTAGCGTCTTTGTCAAGAATTAAATAAACTTCTTTGTACTTTTTAATCACTCTATTAAGATTATTACTAAGGGTAGTTCCACACATTGATATTCCCACTGTGTTAGACAATCTACTAATAGAACAGGCTGAAGGGGTATCTTCTACAAGTATAGCAGTATCACCAGAGCCTACAATTATACCCTCTGATACATCCCCATAAGTTACCCACTTGGGGCCATAAGATTTCAGAGTACGCCCTACAGCCCCTTTCTCTGAGTAAAATACTACACGTTCATCTGAAGGACTGTATTTAATATCTATCAGTTTATTCTGGTATGCTTCTAAACTATTTACTGATTCTAAATATTCGATTGCTAAGGGATAATTATCTACTGAAGTGACTATGGAAGGCAATGGTTTCCCAACTCTTCCTAGTAATGGTTGTTCTTCTAATCTTGCTTTCACTTTATGGGCAGGTAGTCTTCCTTTACTTATTCCTTTAACATTACATGAAGCCCTAAAGCAATTCCACATTAATGAGCCATCTTCTTTCATTAGTGAGAACTTCTTATGTCCACCACATGAAGGACAAGTCATTATTCTTCTCTCTCCCTCTCTTATAGGAATAGAGTTAACTATTAATAGTTGTTCATGGTAAGTCATTGGTCATGGTCCTTAGCTGTATATCACCTAGCGGCGATAGCCCAATTATACAGTAGTTAAGGTATTTGACAATCCCTTAAATGAGTGTAGCTAGAACTTCTTTACGTTAACAGGTTAAGGTATAAGTATTTAATAAGTTATTGATTTTGTTAATAAACTGTTAATCAATTGGTCGTAGGTTCGATCCCTACCGCCGGAGCCAACTAAATAAAATCAATGGGTTAGCTAAAAAATGGGGTGGAACGAAACAAAATGGAACCGTTCCACATTTACTATTTATTTAAGTAGGTCTTTTTCTTGGACGTAGTGTACAAAGCATTAATTAAGCCTTTCATATTTTTTCTTAGTTACGTGGCACCAATGGACTTCACCAATTCTTATACAATTCAATCTAGCAGGGACAAGATTGTATCCCCAATCTGCTATTCTCCCTTCTGGTTCATAACTATTCCTATCGGGATAAACATCAAACACTTTAAACTTTCTAGAATGATCCAAATCTAAACTTGAATGGGGAAAATTAAAAGATTTATGCACGTTCTATTAATCCTCGTTTCTGTAGAGCATTAGAAGCCTCTATTTGCCCTGTTACTGCATACACAACTAAGAGCGATGGGTTCTTATGGCCTGTTAGTGCCACCAATTCTCTATCAGTTGCACCATTCTGAGAGGCATGGGTAGTACCTGTTCTTCTCAGATCATTTAACCAGAGTTCTTCTCTCAGGTTGAACTTTTTAGCTAATCTACGAAAGACTTTGACTGCCCGATCATCTGAATAAGGTTTACCAGTGCCTTCATAACTGATTATATATGGGTGGATGTTACTTTTATAACTTATATCCATACGTTTTCGTATAGCCGGAGTTATTTGAAGAGACATACGGGCAGGATTGACGTTGTTTCTAGTCTTTTGCTGCGTAAACCGTATCACCTCAATCTCTTTACCCGTTTGTGGGTCCTTCATGGTACTTATTTCGTCCCAAGTGCGTTGACGTACATCCACAACTCTCTGGCACCAATGATATCCCATGACAATCATAGTACCCATAGATGGGTATCCTTCATCATCACAGAACTTAACCATTTTATCTATCTCATCTTTAGTCCACATAACCTGACGGGCAGGTAAAGCAGGTAATCTAACCAAAGGAAACGGATTAGCTTTCACTCTACCCGTAGCAAGACCGTCCTTCCATATTAGTTTTAATACTTTGAAGGTATGGTTAGCTTTATGGACTGATACATCATTCTTTATATGCATCCAAAGATCATGCAGATATCTGTAAGTTACGTCAGAAGTCTTCATGCTCTCAAAAGTTTCTTTAGGAGCCTTGTCTAACTGATGTATCTCTTGAATTTGTATGCCTCTAACATAACGTATATGCCCAAGGTAAGAGCGTCTAGTCTTAGGACTATTTATATTCTTATACTTCATGCTGTTTAAATAAGAATTTATTAGTCTGTGAACTGTGTCAGCTTGTGAGTAAGGAGAAGGCCCAGTTTCACCTGACAATGCCTTGTCTAACAACCTAGACCATTCAAGACCTACTGCATTAGCATCAACAAGGTTCTCAAATGGACCCTCTCTTTTTAAATGAGGCAAGTATTTTAATAATTTTGGGGTGGGTCTTACGTCAAAGACCCGTCCCGTTTTTACAACCCGTGGGCAAACAAAAGGAGCCTTAACCATTGGACAACTCCTTATCCAAACAAAGACCTTTATGAAGCATTTTCTCAGCTTCTACTTTATCCCCACGTTTTAAGGTTTCATAAGCCCAGACCACCCAACTATAAGTTTCTTGATCTAGTTTCTTTGTGCGAGAAGGTATCTCTTTTTGATCAGAAACTAAGTTGTTCTTCTTAGCCCCTACTTCATGTAAAGTAAGCCAATCCATCAACTCTGTTTTAGATGTAGGGACCTCAACTTCTCTCCAATCTTTAGGAAATTGTTTCTGGGCCTCTCTTTTAGTACCCACCC